TTGCCTATCAGAGCGCAGGAAACGCTCTACAGATGGGAATACGACAATGAGGACAATCTGCTGGGAATGACTCAGATGCCGCCACCGGACTTCGGAACGTACACGATACCAATGAGTAAGGCATTGCTGTTCCGTACAAAGAGCAGGAAGAATAATCCGGAAGGGCGAAGTATTCTGAGAAATGCCTACCGATCCTGGTACTTCAAGAGACGAATCCAGGAGATTGAAGGTATCGGCATTGAGAGAGACCTTGCAGGACTCCCGGTAATGCACGGACCGGAAGGGTTAGACCTTTGGAACGATGATATTGAGGACAACAAGCAGACACGAATTGCGTTGGAAAATATGGTAAAGAGTATTCGCCGAGACGAGATGGAAGGCGTGGTACTTCCGGCAGGATATGAGTTGGAGCTGTTAAGTTCCGGCGGCACCCGACAGTTTGACACGAATGCGATCATCAACCGCTACGATACCCGAATTGCAATGACGGTACTGGCGGATTTTATTTTCTTAGGGCATTCAGAGACCGGTTCCTGGGCGTTGAGTTCCGATAAGACGGAGTTGTTCGCTATGGCAATCGGTGCATTCCTAGACATGATCTGCGAGACATTCAACAGCCAGGGCATCCCGCCGTTGATCGATATTAACGGTGAACATTTTGCAGGCATCACGGAGTACCCAAAGATGTCCCACGGCGACATTGCAGATGTGGACGTAACGAAGGTTGCGGCATTCATCAAGGATATGACTGGCATCGGAATCTTAGTACCGGACGACGGACTGGAAGATTACATTCGCCAGGTCGGACACCTGCCGGAGAGGACAACGGACGACAGAACAGTAGACCAGCGGCGTAAGCAACAGGCGGAGCAGAACCAGCCACCGGAGCCTGAGACAGCCGCAGGAAGCGATGGAAACGACGAAGGCGAAGAAATCCCCGACAATGTGGCGGAAGCCGCTAAAAGACGATTAGGAAGGAGCGGTGCAAATGGCAATAAGGTTCATACGACCAAAGCGAATACGCAAGGCAAAGACACCGGGCAGTCAAGAAGTCCTACGCAGACTTGAAGAGTACCTGCAGAGCGAATGTGACGAACCGGTTGAAATTCTATGCGGGTTTTGGCAGGATCAGCAAGACGCCATCACGTACCAGGAACTCCGAAAAGCAGTAGCGGACGGAAGCCTTAGTAAAGAGACGTTAGAGGCTTGGCAACAGGATTACTCAGTGCTTGTTGCCGAGAGATTACAGTCAATGTGGACGCAGGCAATAGCAGCGGGACCAACCGGGCAACCAATCCTGGACGGTCTCGCTTTTGAGTTTAACACTCAGACACCTGGCGTTCTCGACTGGATCAGTGAAAGAGGAGCTGAGTTTGTCACCCGATGCACAGAAGAACAGAAGGACGCAATAGCGGCACTCCTGGAAAAGAAAATGAGAGAGAGCCATACAGTAGATGAACTGGCAAGGCTCATTCGTCCATGCATCGGTCTGACAGAGGGTGACGCAAGAGCAAACGCCAGGTATTATGACAATATCGTGGCTACGATGCGAAAAGAACATCCGAGAATGAAGATTGAGAGCATCCGCCGGAAGGCATTGGACGCTTCTCAGAAATATGCAGAGAAACAGCACCGGGCCAGGGCATTCACAGTTGCTCAGACCGAGAGTGCTTTTGCTTATAACCGTGGAGCCGATGAAGGCATACGCCAGGCACAGGGCGAAGGGTATCTTGGAACGATGGTAAAGAGATGGAGTACATCCGGAGACGATTCGGTGTGCGACATCTGCAATGCGCTGGAAGGTACCGAGGTAGATATGGACTCCGACTTTGATTTCAAAGGAAAGGTTCTGTTTGCAGGACAACATATGTTACCACCTGCACACCCGAGATGCGCCTGCGCTATCGAGTATATCGAAGTGGCTGCACCGAGAGGAAGGAAGTGAGAAAGTGAAGAAGTTCTCTGATTTCATCAAGAAGTCTGCAGAACCGCAGAAGAAAGAGCCTGCCAGCAATGTGATTAAAGGCAGGTTTAAGATTGCCAAGTCCGACGACGACAAGCACCTGGCATTTGGCTGGGCGAATGTGGCTATCCGTGCTGACGGAGAAGAGATTGAGGACTGGCAGGAGGACATCATCGAGCCGGAAGAACTGGAAAACGCAGCATACCAGTATGTGTTACTCTATCGTGAAGGCGGAGAAATGCACGAAAGAGGCGGAGCTGCAGTCCTGGTTGAATCTGTGGTATTCACGGAAGAAAAAATGCAGGCAATGGGAATCCCGGCAGGCACTCTTCCGATTGGTTGGTGGATCGGCTTCAAAGTAACCGACGAGGATGTATGGGAAAAGGTTAAGGACGGCACATATCCGATGTTCTCAATCGAAGGAGAAGCCGAGAGAGTCGAAGTAGAAGATGAAAACACCTTGTAAAAATGGGGCGTATTGAGTTTTTCAGCAGTCTTAACCTTATAATTCCACATATGAGAGTGTAATAAGGGCATAGGTAGTTCACATTATGGAGACAAATCTAAGCAAAAAGAACAAATTGATAAAACAGATCAGCAAGGCATCCGATATGGTGCCTTTTTCTGATTTCCTGCTCGAATTTATGGACCGCTACGGTTTGAATAACCTGCGAGAGTCCACAGTAGAGCAGTTAGAAGAGTTTATCAGCAACAGAAACATCATTCCGTTATTAGGAGAGGCACCGCAAAGGTGTCTTTTTTAATATAAATCTTGCGGAAAGGAGGAAGCAAAGTGGCAACAAAGTTAAAAAATCTCAGAATCAGCAAGGTTGATTTTGTAGATGAAGGTGCAAATCCGGATGCTCACATTAAGCTAACAAAGAGTAAAGGCGAAAAGGGGCAGTCCACAGGAGAGAATGGCGATAAGAATGGTTTTGTCAGCCGATTGTTCGGTTTCATCGGCAAAAAGGCCGGCATGAACCAGGAAGAGATCGACAGTGCAGTAGAGGAAGTTCTGAAAGGCAACTCTGTTAGTTTCAACGAGCGTTTCAATGAAATCAAGAACAGAAAGATTGCTGATGAAATTTGGGATATATGCTACGCACTGCAGGCAAGCCTCTGTTCGATTCTGAATGACGAGGAGCTGGATAGCACCGGCGCAGCAACAGCGATGAATGAGAGCCTTGACGAGTTCACTGCAGTAGTGAAGGAAGCGATTAGCAACTGGTCCGGCGGAAAGGTAATCAACATCGTAAAGAGTGACGAGGTGACGGAGAGTGACCTGGCAATGATGAAGTCTGCGGCTGCAAGGCTGAATGACAACATCGAGAAGGCACAGACCGCCGCTGGAAAGCCTGCCGGAGAAGGAGACGATCCGGAGGTAGACACAGAGGACAAAAAGGACCAGGGCAAAAAGAAACAGTCGAAAGGAGACAACGAAGATATGAAGATCGACAAGAGCAAAATGACACAGGCTGAGCTTCTCATTCTCGAAGATATTGAGAAGAGATACGGCGTGGCAGACGACCCGGCTCAGACAGAGCAGACTCCGGAGGGAAAACCTGCGGTAACAAAGTCTGTTGAGAAGCCTGAGCAGAACCAGGAAACACCTGCAGATGGTGAGGACATCTACAAGGGACTCAATCCTGCTGTTAAGGCAGAAATCGAAGCACTCAGAAAGTTCCGTGAGGATGCTGAGAACAGAGAACTTGAAGCCGTAGCAGGCAAGTATGAAATCATCGGCAAGAAGAAAGAGGAGCTTGTACCTATGCTCAAATCTCTCAGAGCTACCGGTGGAACTGCATACAACGATATGATCGCCGTTCTTGATGCCACCGTGGAAGCGGTCAACAAGTCCGGCGTTTTTTCCGAGGTAGGCAAGTCCGGCCACGGCTCTGTGCACGTAAGTGATGCAGAGGGCAAGATCGAAGGTATCGCCAAGAGCTATATGCAGAAAGAACCTTCCATGAGCTATACGGATGCGCTGGCTAAGGCTTGGGAAGATAACCCGGACCTTATGGACGCATACGACGCTGAGGAAGGATTTTAAGGAAGGAGGAAAAGACCATGGCAAAGAGAAACTTCAACGGCTCACAGATTAACCAGTCTGTGACAATCGCAGAGCAGGCCGGTGCTGCTATCGACGATGTGAGAAACCTCATTCTCAAATATGACGAGAATGGAGATGTAGTCGTAGCAACCGACGGCACAGCACCTATCGTAGGCATTGCAATTATTGAGGCAGGCTATAACGACATCTCCGGAGCAGAGTCCGGAAAAGTTGCAAAGGGCGACCAGGTAGATGTTCAGATTAAGGACATCGGCTACATTCTTGCTGGCGGAGCCATCAAGAAGGGCGAAGAGGTAACTGCAACCGCAGGAAAAGCAACAAAGGCAGCTGACGGAGATTATGTGATCGGCGTGGCGCTCAGCAATGCAGCGGAGAATGACTATGTTAGAGTTCAGATTTCCAAGTATCAGAAGAATGCCGCAAAATAAAGAAGGAGGAAATGGTAAATGAAAAGAACAACAAAAAGCATCCAGGCAGAAATTGCAAAGGGTGCATTTAGACCGCACACAGCGCTTTCAACAATGGCGCTGGCTTACTATCAGCAGGAAACAACATCTTTTGCAAAGAATATGTTTCCTGTTTGCCCGGTGCAGCTGTCCTCTGACAATTACTATGTATTTGATAAAGAGGATTTGTTACGTGATAACTGGAATAGAAAACCGGCATACGGTTCAGTTGACCCGGCAGTAATCTCAGAGCATACAGAGAACTATGCCTGCCACGTAGATCAGATGATTATGGGTATTGATAATATCCGTCAGACAGACCTTAATCGCAGACAGGGACCTCGCACCAAAGACCCGCGCCAGCAGAGAACTAAGGTGATTGCAACACAGGCAAACATCCACCAGGATGCAGAGTTTTCAAAATCATTCATGCGCAAAGGAGTATGGAAAAACGAGGCAACAGGCACCGATTCCGTGTCTGTTACATCCGGACAGTTTATCAAGTTCAGCAACGGTAACAGTGACCCGATCGCTTTCTTCCAGAACAAAATGACTGAGATCAATGAGGAAACCGGCCGCACCCCTAACAGACTTGGATTGGGTGTAAACGTCTACAATGCGTTAAAAGAGCACCCGGCAATCCTCGAGAGGGTAAAATACGGCGGTTCTACTCCTAACCCGGCAAAGGTAAATCTTAACGTACTGGCACAGCTCTTTGAAATTGACAGAATTGTTCTCGACAGAACCGTTCAGAACAAAGCTGGATTAGGACAGAATGCAGATATGGGATATATCGGGGATCCGAACTCATTCCTGTTAGCATACGCGACAGACACACCTTCCATCGAGGAGCCTTCTGCAGGTTACATCTTCACATGGGATATGCTGGAGAATGGAATTTTGCTTCCGGTTCTGAATTATCCTGGCACACCTGGAACACATTCAGAGCTCGTTGAGGGTCTTATGGCTTACGACATGAAGAAAACCGCAGATGATCTCGCATTCTTCGGTTGCGACGCTGTATAAGGAGGTTCGCCATGAAATTGATTGCAAAGAAACGCTGCAGTTATGGCGGCAGAAAATTCTTCGCAGGGGATGAAATCCCGGCAGACATTGTGTTAAATGTCGAGAGGGAAGAAAAACTCGGCGTAATCTCAATCGCAAATGACGAAGCAGGGGTACCGGAACAGTCCGGTGCCCTTTATTCGCAGGAGCAGGTAGACAAGATGATGGCCGATGCAGTCGCCAATGCAAGCAAAGGATTTACGCAAGAGCAGGTGGACGAGATGATCCAGTCCGCAGTCGCAGAGCTTAAACCGTTCGACTCCGACAATGCCGGTTTTACCGTGACAGTCAAGGGCGAGGGTGACAATGTGACGGCGGTTTCCTGCAGTGCAGAGGATATTCAGTCTGTGGTCGATGTACTGCAGATGAATGCGGACGATGGTGCAAAGGCAGTAGCCAACGTACAGTCCGACAGCGTTCTGATTTTGCTTCACGCCTTAGACACACGCGCTACGGTCAAGAAAGCGGCTCAGAAACAGCACGACACTTTATTCTCCGCTGACGGCAATTCAAACGAATCCGTAGGCGGTAACGCAACCACAGACAGCATTACGGAGGGAGCTGATACCTAATGTCAAAAGGTGCATACACATATGAGCCGGGAAACATCACGGAGTTTGGCAAAGATCGTATGAGGTTTGAACTTGGAGACACGATGGTAGAGGGCCTGGCAGATACGACGGCATTGACCGACGAGGAGATACAAGCAGCAATCGACGCATACCCGAATAAGTGGAAGCGTGCGAAGCTGATGCTTCTTGAAAGTTTGTGCCGTCGTTTTGCGTATGAGGTCAACACAAAGACTGGTCCTCTCAGCCTGGATATGAATGGCAGGGCGAAACTTTGGAAAGAAGATTACGACAAGCTGAAAAAAGAGGTCCAGGCAGAATCAGTGTCAGTGCCACGGTTCGGAAATGGGGTAGATGGTCCGCCTTACTTCCATACCGGAATGCACGAAAACGAGAGGGTGTGGAACGGATGATAAATGCGAGATTTATGTATTTAAGGCCGGGAAACTTATTCAAGGATTTTGTTGTCGAGCCAAATACGCAGGTTGTAACAGCGAGCGGAAGGGTAGCAAACGCACCAAAGGGAGACGGCTCAAAGATCATCAGAGGATGTCTTGCTGAGTCTACGAAGGAACAGAAGGAATCTCATTCAACGAGAGACCGTGTTTGCACCCATACGATTGTGCAGGCAGGCAGTCCGGAGGCAAAGAAGTCCGATAAACTCATACTCGGAAATCGCGCGTTTTACATTATCGACCTGGACGAGGTGGGTAGCTTGGGTATATCCACAATCTACTACGCCGAGGAAAGGAAGGATGTCAAGTGAAGCTGTGGAACGATGGAAAAGCAGGGAGTGCAGGAAGTGCCATAAGGGCAACAGTCAAAGGACAGGTAGCCAAAATCAACCGACAAGTCGTAGCCAGGGGCGTTAGGGCAGTGAATGCCATGAGGAACGCAGAGCTGGAAGTGCTAAAAGGTCAGAGAAGCGGGCGAACATATCGCAAACCGCACAGCAAAGCGACCTACACAGCTTCGGCACCAGGAGAACCACCGGCAAGACGTACAGGAAATCTCCGTATGCACTGGAATGGCCAGGTAAAGAGTGAAGGCAGTACCGCTGGTGGCGGAGTCCAAATCATTGCAGAGCTGGAAAGCCAAGAGAAGTATGCTGGCTACCTTGAAAACGGAACGAAGAAAATGGCAGCAAGACCATTCGTAGACAAGATCAAGGAGAAGGCAACCCCGGAAATTGAGAAAATTTACAAGGAACCGTATGGCTAAGGAGGCATGATATATGGCACTGGTAGTAGAACAGCCGATAGCAACCTTCGATTTGAGCGAAATTGCCAGGGGCGATTTGGTCTATGGCAAGCATCGCACATGGCCGGAAGGTAAAGCCGGATTTGTAACATCAGCCACCGAGAAGGAGCTGATCGTCCAGTATCATCCGGGTATCGGCAATGTAACTAATCACTTTCGGATTCCCATTGATGAAGCGGTAGACGCTCAGTGGGAAATCCGATATTCACACGATATGTCGGAGGTCAAGACCTACGGCATCAAAAAGCAGGACACTGAGGAAGGAGCGACAGAGTGAAGCTGGAAGAACTGATTCAGAAAAGGTTCGTCAGTACGGCAGCACTCGCAGAGAGGCTTACAACCTACAACGGTGTGCCTGCTGTTTTTAGTCCGGAAGCACCGGGCGACGAACAGGATGGGTGGGGCGGTGAAACGCAGTACCCTATGGTAACTTACAACTACGACCTGCAGGCAAACGAAGAACGAAACAGTGCTGGTAGTCTTTCGGTATCGATATTCTGTCAGAACACAACAGATGTATTCCCGGAGGACATAGCGCCTATCGTGAAGGAATGCCTGCGTGATGTGATCCTTCTTCCGGAAGGCGGTACGCCGTACTGCTTTACCTGGGCGAGAACGGATGCGTTCACTATGGGCGAGGATGCAGGAAAAGCCGGTGTTGTAATCGGCTGTGAAGTCAGATTTGACATCCTGGAATATCCGTCTATGGAGACGTCCGATCCGGACCCGGTAATGGCGGTTGATAAGTATATCAAGGAGTTGTACCCGGAATGCCTGGTTATGGGATATGACCGGATGGAGGAGATAACCGAAGCCTCAGCGGATCAGCCGGTGGTTTACTGCAGACTGATTTCATCTGAGAAGCAGGAAGAAACGAATACAGTAGCCTGGATGGACGGTAGAATTGCCGTCCATGTTTTATGCCCGGAAAGCACAGTGAGATTGAAGATGGCCGCAGATATTGCCAACCACCTGTCACTCGACGGAGAGGTAATTATGCTGGACCATTCGCCTATGTTCATCAAGAGACTGCAGGTGAATTACAAATCTGACTACTTGAAGGAAGGCCAGGTATTCATCACAGGTCACTATGGATTGCTTAGGTACAAGGCTAAGCCTCACGTGCTTATGGCAGCTCATGGAAATTACAGTTAAGGAGGTAAAGCATGGCTAAGGAAACAGCAACTCCGGCACCTGCTGAAACAAAGGCAGAAAAGAAGCCGGAGAAAAAGGCCCCTGCAGAGTCCGTTTACACAGTAAGCGAGCTTGCAGGCAACGCAAGAAGCGTATTCGACACAATGCAGGAATGCGTTGTAGCCGCTCTGAAAACTGACGGCAAAGCCGAGTACACAGTATCAGAGGCAAAGGAAATTGTAAGCAAGTTCTTACAGAAGGAGGTTAAGTAGAAATGGCAGGAACATTCATTTTAGGCGAAACTAAGGTGCGTCCTGGTACCTATTTCAACATTCAGAAGAAAGGCGGAAATGCCGCTGCTGGCGTTATGAATGGTGTTACCGCAGTAATCTTCCGTGCAGATTTCGGTCCTCTCAACGAGGCAATCGAGTTATCTGCAGAGGATGGCTACGAAGGAACATTCGGCACCGCACTTACTACGGACGCAATGAAAGAGGCAATCGCCGGTGGCGCAAAGACGATCATCGCCTGCAGAGTCGGTAACGGCGGCACTCAGGGCAGTATCAAGTTGCAGGACAGCGATAGCACAGATGCAGTAAGCATCACAGCAAAATATCCCGGAGCAAAGGACTTTGTAGTAACAGTCCGTGAAAAGCTCTCAGACAGCACTCTCAAAGAGTGCATTTTTTATGCCGGTACAACAGAGTTTGAGAAGGTGGAATTTGCCGCCGGAACAGACGAAGCTAATGCCCTTGTGGATGCGCTGGCGTCTTCCAAGAATTTCAAGGCAGAGGTTATCAAGTCCGGCACCGTAACATTACAGAACGTGTCTCAGTCCCAGTTTACAAAGGGAACTGATCCGCAGGTAACGAATGGGGACTACTCCAATGCGTTTAAGCAGGTAGAGGCGTATGAGTTTAACACGATCTGCGTCGATACCGAGGATACTTCGGTACATCTGCTTCTGCAGAGCTTCATCAATCGTATTTTTGATGCGGCATCCCTTACACAGGCTGTCGTTGCTGAGAAGCACACGGTAGACCTGGAAACAAGGGAGGCACACGCTGCTTCATTCAATGACGAGAAGATGCACTACGTTCTCAATGCCCATGTGAATGAGCAGGGTACGGAGATCGACGGTTATCAGACTGCAGCACGTATTGCCGGTATGATCGGCGCAGTAGCGGCAAACTCTTCACTCACTCATACAGTAGTCAGCGGCTTCTCCGAGATCAAGGAAAAGCTGACAAACACTGAAATGATTGCTGCAGAGAAGAAAGGCTGCCTGGTACTCAGCTATAACAAGGCTAAGCAGGTGTGGATTGATAATGCAATCAATACCCTCATTACGCCGAAGGACAACCAGGACGACGGCTGGAAAAAGATTCGCCGTGTTAAGACTCGCTTCGAGCTTATCAGACGTATCAATACCACCTCTGACAACCTGGTAGGCAAGGTAGACAACGACACCAACGGTCGGGCAACTGTAATTTCTCAGTTGCAGGCAGTCGGTGATGCAATGAGAGAGGAAGGAAAGCTGGTAGCCTGCACAGTAAGCGAGAGTTCTGCTTACACAGCAGACGGAGACTCCGCATGGTTCGACATCGATGTTATCGATAAGGATTCTATGGAGCATATCTACCTCAGCTTTATTTTCCGTTTCAGCACCAATGAGTAGAAGGAGGTAAAAAGCGATGATTAGAAACGAGAGAGCCGCCGGTGATTCAAGACACGCACGTACTGGTAAGGACGGAGCGTTCTACAGCGAGGACGGCGTTTTACTTGCGACCGTTGATACGTTCACTTCCAACGTGAACTACAACAATGCTAAGTACAGTGTGCTTGGAGATGCGCAGGAACATGAGACAGCCAACACATTTGCTGTCAGCCTCACGATGTCTCAGATCGTAGTAGAGGACGACCAGTTCTTTGTAGAGGTCATGGAGGCATTAGAGACTCAAATCCCGCCGCACTGGAACTTCCAGGGTTCACTTCTCGGACGTAATGGTTCTGAGGAGCGTGTGGTTTACAAGGAGTGTATCCCTTCCGGACAGATCGACATTCAGAATGTCACTGTCGGCGATGTTATCAAGAGAAACTGGAACTTCTTTGTCAACAGACCGCCTAAGTTACAGTCATTACTCGGCGTAGACAGATAAGAGGTACCACATAAGAAACCAGTAGGGGAGCCGGAGCGGTTCCCCTTTATTTAATCAAAAAGAATTGGAGGACATTCAAATGGCTAAAGAATTTGTAAAAGGCGTAACAGTAGGCGAGGCAACAGCTGAGGAGAATACTCAGCCTGCAGTAAGCACAGTGGAGACAAACGAAGAGGAAACAAAGCAGGTAATCAGAGCGAATGAGGAGGACTTCATCGCAGGTCTGATTGCGGCTGCAGATTTCGCTTCCGATGAAGAGGAAACACAGAGGATTGAGATTGTCAGAAACGGCAAGCTCGCTTTTGCATTCTCTATCAGACCTCTCGGCTCAGAGGAGTACGACAAGTGCCGTAAGAAATTTACAAAGTATGTTCGTAATAAGCAGCTTGGTATCAAGATGCCGGAGGACACAGACCGCATCAAGTACCAGTCAGCAATCATCCATAAGGCGACTATCGCAGAGGATAGAGAGAAGTTATGGGACAACAAGAAGGTATGGCAGGCGCTTGAAAACAAAGGATTTCAGATTATGTCCGGCCTGGATGTAATCGAGTACACACTTAAAGCTGGCGAGAAAGACCGCATTATTGATGCGATCGACACCCTCAGCGGCTACGAGAGCAACATTGAGGAAGTAGCAAAAAACTAATTGAAGCCGGGGGCAAGATGTGCTTGCTACATCACATATTCCAAAAGACAGGAATAACCCCCGATGAATTTTACGAGAAACCGAAAGGCGTGCAGGCATTCATGCTTGCGTCTATGCGGACAACCCTAGAATCACAGAAAGGAGGTAATGACGGTGGCGGAAACACTTAGAATCGAAATTCCTATTGAGACGGTTGATAATACAGATCCGGGAGTCTCCAATGCTACGAAGAAATTCGAGAAGATGGAACGAGCGGCCAATAGTGCGAATAGTTCAGCCAAGAAAGCGAGCGACACAGTTTCCAAGTTTGACAAGCAAGCTCAGAAAACCGAGAAGAGCCTAGCAAGCTGGGCGAAAGAAAAGTACGAAGTCCTGCTTGAAGCAAAGGAACGGATCAGTCCGGTACTCTCTACGCTGGGTAATGGGCTAAGGAGTTTTGCAGGGAAAACGTGGAGCGTTACAATGCGAGCGATTGACCTCATAACCTCCCCGGTTCGAGGGATCATAAACCTGTTGAAGAATCCGATCTTCCAAGTCGGAGCGGTCCTTGGAGTCAGTATCGGTCTGAAAGACACGATAGAGACATACAAGGACTTCGAGGCCGCAATGTCACAGGTCCAGGCTATAAGCGGAGCCACCAGCACAGAGCTTGCCAAACTGACGAATAAGGCAAAGGAAATGGGTGCAACCACGAAATTCACAGCCGAAGAGTCAGCGCAGGCGTTTAACTACATGGCAATGGCTGGATGGAAAACCGACGATATGCTGAACGGTATCGAAGGCATTCTCAGCTTGGCGGCAGCTTCCGGAGAAGATTTGGCAACGACATCCGATATTGTTACGGATGCACTTACGGCGTTCAACATGAAAGCCGGTGATGCCGGACATTTCTCAGATGTTTTGGCGGCGGCTGCATCAAATGCGAACACGACAGTCTCCGGAATGGGCGAGACTTTCAAATATGCAGGCTCTATGGCAGGATCGCTCAGTTACTCCATAGAAGATGTTGCCCTTATGACAGGCTTAATGGCGAATACTGGAATTAAGGGGACAATGGCCGGTACGGCACTCAACTCAATATTCACGAGATTATCGACGAACACCAATGGAGCGGCTGATGCTATGAAAGACTTAGGCATCAGCTTTTTTGATTCCAACGGACAGGCCAGGGATTTATCTGATGTGATGGGTGAGTTAAGGACGGCTACGGCAGGTATGACGGCTGAGCAGAAGTCAAACCTGGCAAATACAATCGCAGGAACACAGGCACAGAAAGGTTTGCTTGCTATCTTGAACGCCTCGGAAGAGGACTACAATAAGTTGGCAGATGCCATCAACAATGCAGACGGAGCAGCAGCGAATATGTCTGAAACGATGATGGATAACCTGCAGGGTTCTATCACATTGCTGCAGAGTGCAGTAGACGGAGTGAAAATCTCATTTGGTGAGAGGTTATCTCCATACGTGAGAAGCCTGGCAGATTGGCTTACCGATCAGATGCCAGCGGTTGAATCCGGTCTTGATGAAATGATGGACTGGGTAGATACAAAAGTGGACCGCATGAAGAAGAAATTCCATGACTTAACAGAGTCAGAAGAATGGAAAAACGCAGATTTCCTCGGCAAGGTGAAACTGAGCTGGGATGAATTTATTGCCGATCCGTTCAAGGAGTGGTGGGACACCAAAGGAAAGGCAAAATTTGCTGATTTCGCCGGAGACATCGGAAAAGGCATCGGTAGCGGAATTAAGATCGGCGTTATGACAATGCTCGGTATTGACATCTCGGAAACATTCGACGAGGGAACCAGCATCGGAGCGTCGTTCGCTAAAGGATTCTCAGAGGGATTTGATTTCGATGCCGTGTCTGCGAAGTTGATGGATGGACTCGGTAATTTAGTATCAAATGCGGGCAAACTGCTTCCGGGCGGTAAGTCTGCAGATTTGTCGTCTGTATTCTCGGCGGTATTGCTCGGTAAGATTGCCAGTCCGTTTATCAGTCTTGGCAAGGGAGCAATCAGCCTGGGGAAAGCAGGAAAGACGGTATTAGGTTCGGGAGCCGGAGAGATGGGACTGGGAGCAACAATGCTCGGTTCATCTGCTATGGGTACCGGACTTCTTGGAAAGTCAGCAATGCTGGCAATCAATCTCGGAGCAGGAAACCTAGCCGGAGGAGCCTCGCTTGGTGCTGGTGCGTTATCTGCACTTGGTTTAGGAGCGGGAGCCGGTGCAGTTGCAGGAGGTGCAACGCTTATTAGTGCAGGAATTGACACGTATAAGGCAATCAAGTCCGACGACAAGGACGAAAAAGCCGCTTACGGAGGTTCGGCTGCTTGGAAAGCAGGCGGTGTTGCTGCCGGAGCTGCCGCTGGAGCAGCACTTGGTTCTGTTATCCCTGGTCTTGGTACAGCTGTCGGTGCTTTAATCGGTGCCGGTGTTGGTGGTATTGCAGGCTGGGTAAAAGGCAACAAGGTCAAAGAGGAGTACCAGGAGAATGTAGAAGAGATGCAGAAGGAAGCTGAGAAGGCACAGAAAATCTTCCAGGCAACCGGATTATCAATCGAAGATGTGAAGTTTCAGAATAAGGCTCTGCAGGACGCTATGAACGATAGCGAGGTTTCTGCAGAGCAATTTGCACAGATGTTCCAGGAAGAATGCGAGAACGTGGCAAAGAATGCTTTCGGAAAGGTGAAATTATCCTTGCAGGAAGTTAAGGAGATTGCCAGCGACATCACGTTTGGAGATATGGCAGACAGCTTAAACAACTTCACGACAGCAACCAATGACACACAGCAGGCATTGAGCAGCCTGCAATCATCAGTAGCAACCTTGAAAAAGGAAAACTGGAAAGTCAGCTTAGGAATGAAACTGGACGAACTGCAGAAGGACGATTACAAAACTGCAATCGAGAATTTCATCAGTGATAGCCAGTCCTATATTGACAACAACCACTATGAGGCAACGGTCGCTTTGAAATTGCTTACTGGAACCGACGCAGACACCAGCGGTCTTGACAGCTACTACGGTAGTTTGAAGAGTCAGCTGGAAGGTTTGGGTTCACAGCTTAATGGAAAAGTAGATATTGCCATGGAAGATAGCGTTATTACACTTGATGAAGCGGCGGAGATTCAGAGCTTGCAAGATCAGATTTCGGCTATCACAGGAAAGATTTCGCAGGCCAGGACGGATGCGGAATTTGATACGTTGAAGATTAAGTATTCCGGCGCAGAGCTGGATATGGATAGCTTCAATGCTTTGCAGGAAGAGCTGCAGGCGGAAGTTACGTCTGCTTCAGATCAGTACGAGCAGGCACTTACGCTGACACTCACGAACCTTAAACTGCAGCTGGCAGACGGAGCAATCACGCAGGACGAGTACGATGCGGCAGTAAAGGAAGCAACAGACGGATATTATGCACAGATTGGAGACATAAACGCAAGGGTATCATCTTTCAACCTGGAAACAATAGCGGAGGCGTGGGATTCATCATTGCAAGGCTATATGCCGGAGATCGAAGGCACCACGAAGGAGAAACTGGAAACAGCTTTGAACAATGCTTTGTTGGCACATCCGGATGTAAAAACCTGGACTGCGGCAGATGTGGCAAGTTGGATGGGATTAGATAAGCTCAATCTCGATACAGCGGTTCAGACAGACATTGCGACGCAGATTCTACAGACAGCACTTGCGGTACCGGAAGGCACCAAAGAGAAAATTATGCAGGATTTCAAAGATTCTGTACCGACAGCAGAGGAAATCAAGGAGGCAATCGACTGGGATTCAATGACAAACCAGGACTGGCAAGACCTCATGGAGTCTATCACAGGCCCGACGGAGGGTGAGTCAATCGGCTTGACCTCAGACGCATTGAAACAGAAAATGTCTGATTATTACGCAGACTGTTTCGAGCAGGTAAAGACCTCATATTCGGAGGCTCTTCACAATGCGTTGGAGAACAGTAACAGCGAAGAAACGCTCAGTTCGTTCATGCAGGAGTATATGCAGAATCAGATGCAGGATTTTGATTTTTCGACAGTAATGGAGAATTACGGTCCTATATCGAATGAGTATTTCGCAACGCTGCAGTCCGAATGGCAGACGGCCGGCACAAACCTTGGAACGTCACTCAACACAGGAGCGTCAACAAGCCTAACCGGAGGATCAGCACAGCTGAGAACCAGCTTGCAGACATCATTGAACACAGCAACGGCAAGTCCGTTCAACATCAGTCCGACGGTAAACGTAACGCCAAATTACAATCTGCTGACATTGCCACAGATTCCGACAACAACACCGGCGAAACACGCTGCAGGTGGTCGAGTTGGTGGCGGCCCACAGCTGTCATGGCTGGCAGAGGAAGGCTGGGACGAGTTTGTTATCCCGACAAATCCAAGCCGAAGGACAAGAGCGCTTGAATTGTACGAGCAGGCAGGCGAGGCACTCGGCGTTTCTAAGCACGCAGACGGCGGCCGTATAGAAGGCTCAAATTTGAGTGATATGGTATCAGACCATAATTTATTCACTGAGGCGACAAGAAACGCATCCTATGGCTATAACGAAACCACAGAAGGTAATTATGAGGACAACTCAGCAGAAACATTTGCTCCGGTAAGTTCAGAGGTTCCGGCCTCTACACCACAGACTGGTCCGATCAGTGTAAATGTTGCAGTTAGTCCGAATTTCCAAATTGAGGCGAAGGAAGGTCAGAGTGAGGAAGATATTGTTGCCGTAATCAGAAGGCACTTAGGCGAAATTGCAGACGAACTCGGCGGAAACATCGCCGACAAGTTAAGCGAAGTATTCGCCAATATGCCGGTAACAAGCACGAAAGGAGCGTAGGCAATGGATATTAAACTAATTCCGGTGGAAAAGGGTTCAAAGTTTACGTTCCCGGCTCTACCCGAAAAGGTGCAGGGCAAATATGCAGCCAAGTACCAAAGTTTTGACATCATCTCCCTGGGTACCGTAAAGGTACCTAAGGGGACGGATGTTTCAGAGTTTTCGTGGGACGGTGTATTTTTTGGAGCATCAAAGAAGAATGAGGCAATCGTCAAGACGAATGCCTGGAAAAGTCCAAATGAGTGTGTAAAAATTCTGAATGACTATATGTTGAATGAGACAGTGCTTACATTGATCGTAACGGAAACGTGGATAAACGTGGATGTTACGATTTCTTCATTTCAGCCGAGACCGGTTGGAGCGTATGGCAATGTCGAGTATTCCATTACGTTTGTTCAGAAGAAACCGCTGAAAATCTACAGTACAAATGAACTGAAAATTGCGGCGTTTGTAAGGAAAACGAAGCCGAGAGCCAGTTCATCATCGAGCGGAGGCAACTATACAGTAGTCTCCGGAGATACGCTGTGGGGCATCGCTTCAAAGAAACTGGGAAGCGGTACCAAGTGGACGACAATTTACGATGCAAACAAGGATACGATAGAGTCCACAGCAAAGAAACACGGAAAGAGCAGTTCAGATCACGGTCACTGGATATGGCCAGGAGAAGTTCTGACAATCCCAGGATAGGAGGCACGCTATGATTGATTTGGCGAAAATCCAGTACCGGGTCGTGGTTATGGACGAAAGTAAGAACCAGTACAACATCAAGGAGTACATCGAAAACCTCGGATGGGAAGAGAACGACGGCGAGTTATCCGTCAGAACCTCATTTGTGGCGAAGAATGATAAGACATCCAAGGGTTACCTGTCGAAGATAATCAAGCCGGGGTGCCTGGTCGGAGTATTCGCAACAGACGGTGCTTCCCAGGACGAGGAAGTAGCACGAGGGTACGTGGAAACGTGGAATCCGGTTGAAAAGAGCGGAGGACATACGCTGAAATGTACCTGCTACGACGAGCTTTACAAGCTACAGAAGAGCCAGGACAACAGATATTTCCCTTCCGGAACCGGCACAAAGTCGGCGATAGAAGGGATTTTTGATGATTGGGAGATACCGCAGGGATCATATCAAGGCCCGAATGCTTCACACGGCAAAACGGTGGAGAACAATAAGTATCTGTCAGACATCATCATCAATTTGCTGGACGATGCAGCAAAAAAAGGCGAAGAGCAGTGCTTTGTGCAGGCCAGGAAAGGTAAGACATCCGTTATTCCGAGAGGAAGCAATAAGACGGTGTATGTATTCCGGACAGATAACACACAGATGTTCAGTCAGAGCATAAGCACAGCAGATATGATTACTAGGGTCAAGGTTGTAGGGAAGGCAGACGATGATGGAAGAACCAGTGTTGAAGCCACGGTAAACGGCGAGACAAAGTATGGTATCCGTCAGAGAATTTATACGAGAGGTAAAGATGAAAGCCTTGCGGACGCCAAATCTGCAGCACAGGAAATCTTGGACGACGAAGGAAAAATCAAAAAGGAGATTAAAGTACAGTCTCCGGACGTTCCGTTTGTCCGAAAAGGCGACCTGGTGTATGTAATGAGTGAGCTGGCCCAGTCGTATTACTACGTGAAAGGCATCCAGCACACGGCAGACACCTGCAGCATGACAATGGATTTGGAACTTGCAGAGCCAAAGAAAGAAAAGGCAAGCTCCGAGAAAAAGAAAGATTACAATGTGGGCGACATCGTGAATTTCCATGGTGGAACCCATTATGTGAGCAGCTACCCAGGCTCAAAAGGCTATAACGCCAGGGCAGGAAAAGCAAAGATTACGATTAAGAACGGTTCCGGGAAAGCACACCCTTGGCATCTGATCCATACGGACAGTGGAAGCAACGTGTATGGGTGGGTTGACGACGGGACTTTTGATTAAAGGCAGGTGATACAGATGGATCAATTTGACGGACACCCAGGGACAGCGAAACTGGCGCAGGTGTTAGATAAGAGAACCTCGCAGAAAACAGAGTCTCCGCTGACTTTAGATTTTGGAGAAATCCAGGCAAACGGAAGTTTGAAAACGAACACATTCCCGGTGCCGATCCCGAAGGGAGACTACACGATCTGCAGGCTGGCTGCAGGATTGACACTTTCAACCTCGGAACAGAGCTGGCTTGGCAAATCGCCGTCGGGCGTTCCTCTTCATAGCCACAGTGTAACGATACCCGCAGTGAAAGCGGGAGATCGAGTGCTGGTTGCCTGGATTCAGAGCGAAGCAGTCGTAATTGATGTGATCGAGAAATCATAAAGGAGGCGAGGCAAATGTCACAGCCACTATTTCCAGTTGTTGAGGTACCGGATTTTATCTCGGAGGACAGCCAGTACGACACTCAGTACAAAAGGAGTATGAAGTGGAACACGGAACTGGGAGACTTCGTGAGAGATGGGGCGCACCGGATTAAGGAATGCGACGGCAAAGAAGCCTTCGCCATTTGGTGTTTTAAGATTGCACAGACAGAGCGGTACCGCTGTTTGGCGTACCCCGATTCAATCGGTACCGAAATGGAGCGTGCCATGGATAACGACGATGAAAAAACTGTTGAGTCCATGGTGGAAAGAACAATCACAGATGCAATTATGGTAAATCCCCGAGCAGAAAATGTCCGGGATTTTCAATTTACCTGGGAAGGCGATCAGATGCACGTAACCTTCAAGGTAAAGGGCAGCAACTGGGATGAAGAAATAGAGATTAGCTTGTAAAGGAGGTGGAGAGTATGCAGCCGAAATTTAACAGACCGGAGTTCCTGGAAGGAAACTCGGCAGAGGAAATTCACGAGCGAATGATGAATAACCTGCCGGACGACATCGACGATATGCCGGGTGGGTTTCCGTATGATATGACGATGCCTGCAGCATTGGAAAAAGACGAAATTATCAATTTCCATATCGTAAGGGCATTGATGATTGCGTTCCCGGAATACGCCTGGGATGAGTGGTTAGACCTTCACGGTCGCCAGGTACATCTCACAAGACACGAAGCGGAACCAGCTTTTGGCTATGTGAAAATCACAGCTGCAGAAGGAACCGAGATTTTATCCGGAACGGTATTCTGTACGGCGGCAACCGAAACCGGCCCGTCGATTGAGTATGCCACCACAAAGGATGCGGTTGTTGGAGGCGAAGGATCAGTGCTTATATCGGTATCAGCGGTTGAAGCAGGCACAGGTTCTAATGTAGCGGCGAATACGGTCGTGCTGATGATGGTACCCGATAAGAATGTGACCGAGATTAACAATCCGGAGCCTATTCGTGGCGGTACTGAAAGAGAGACAGACGATGATTTTTACGACAGGATCGCTGCAGAGTACGACAACAGCATGACATACCTGGGGAACGATACGGACTATAAGAGATGGGCAAAGCAGGCAGGAGCAGGAGATGCGATAGTTATTCCTGTTTGGAATGGTCCTGGCACGGTGAAACTGGTGCTGGTAGACGGAAACGGAAAACCAGCCAATGCGAAGCTAGTGCAGGACGTGTATAACTACATCGTTTCTCCGAATGATAGGTCAGCAAGATTGCTTCCTACCGGAACAGCAGAACTGACTTGTGCGGCAGCCACAACGGTTGCCGTAAATTATGTTATTACAGGACTCAGCTACGATGAAACAACTGGCATTGAGCAAATCAAGGCAGACTTTACGGAAGCTGTGAGAGCGGTCTATGCACAGGCGAAAACCGAAGGAGTTCTGAGGTACAACGACGTAAGACCGTTGATTTCTGCAATCGCAGGAGTCGAGGACTTTGAAACATTCACAATGAATGGGAAAATGCAGAACATCACTCTGAAAAGCGAGGAGTACCCGGACACCGGTACCCTTAATTTTAGTTAGGGGGTGTGAATGTGGAAAAGTTTGATTTAGAGAATTTCCCGGTTAGCGAGAGTGCAAAGAACATGATTGCCTCAGTTTCAGATGGCTTTTACGACAATTCCTATGTCGGAAAGTGGCTGTATGAGGTCATGGGCCAGGAATACGACACGGCAAGAGAAATAGCTGAGGATATTCTAAACCAGCTGTTTCCGGAAACTGCCACATGGGGACTGATGTACCACGAGATTAAGTGGGGACTGCCGGTGCGAGAAAATCTTCCATACGAGGAGAGGCGACAGCTGATTTACCGGAAGAGAGACTATCGGGCGCCGATGACACCGTATCGGATGGAAGGGTACTTAAAAACCGCTACCGGATTTGATGTACGAATTGCAGACATCAACGATCCGGGAGATTATGGTTTTGTGGCGCCACACCCGAATGTGTTCAAAGCATACTTTATGGGCGAAGGGACACTTGCATCAAAGCGAGCGAGAGCTATGCTGAATGAGCTGAAACAGTCACACACGATGTTTACGATGAATGACCGAACCGAGATTGTATCAGACAATCGGAACTTAGAGGAGATGAATCTGAAAAAGATAATCTTCCATATCGCAGAGTCATTTTGGTATAGCGATCTGCTGGATGGAAGAAAACCGCTGGACGGTTCCAGCCTTCTCTATCCGTATATGAGATACAATCTGATGCTTGGTTTTAAGTATATGCTCGGTGGATTTACAACCCCGACAGACGCAGACCTGCAGAAGGTAAAATTCAGAGCAGAACAGAAAACAGAAAATGATGTCAAGGCAGGAGCAATCCGGATCGCCTCGGACATCATTTTTTGGAATACGCACCTACTGGATGGTTCATGGGATTTGGACGGCTCACATAGGCTTGATGTTACACGAGGCTATCAACTGGGCGTTGCAATCGTTGCAATGGTTGCCTTCGCCCATAACGAGGTCACAGACGTATTGAAAGTACGAAGTGCTTATGACCTGCGAACGGGTTCAGAGGTTCGGGCGGCAATACGCTCGGAGTTCGAGGCCGACTTTTGGAATACCGTCTATTTGGACGGAAAACTGTTACTCGACGGAAATACGACGTTGGAGTACAGAGGTGGTAATAAACGATTTGAAGCATCAGTTACACATCACATGGGAATCAAAAGAGAAGATTCGGATGTATCGGTGCAGGTCATTACCAAAACAAGGAATTACTGGTTTTTCGATGGCGGCAATATGCTGAACGGTAAGAAAAATCTTAATTCAATTTATAGAAAGGAGTATATCCAATGAGTACAGAAAAGAGCAAAAACGTGGTGATCACGAAGAAAGCCAGGGAGAACCTGGTTAAGGCACGTGCCGGAGCCATTACGCTTCCAAAGATTATCGGTATGGCGTTTGGCGAGGGCGGTGTAAACAGTTCCGGTACGGTCATTGCACCGGCGGAATCCCAGTCTAGGCTCAATAAGGAATTGTTCCGCAAAGCCATTGATGGTTACACATTCCCAAACGACACAACCTGCAGATACGAATGTACCCTTGCAGAGAGTGAACTTGCTGGAAAAGAGATCAGCGAAATCGGATTGTATGACACCAACGGCGACATTGTGTGCATCAAGACCTTTACCAGGAAGGGCAAGGATGATGATGTAGAGCAGACATACGTGCTTGACGACATCTTCTAGGCCAGGAAGGAGGCAAAACGTGAAGAATTACACACCGACAACGAGAAATTTTTCTCAGTCCGTGCCGAATGTTGAGGTTACGGACACAAACCATGCAGACAACATCAACGCAGCACCTAAACAGCTGATCGAGAATGACAATTATCTGAAAGACAGAATGGATGATGAAGGTTTTTCTCTCGTGGATGGTGTTCTGTGTCAGACATTTGAAGAATAAGGAGGCATACAAGAATGAGTAAAGTAACAAAACCGGTAGTGCTGGACGAAACAGCAAAGCAGGTTGTAGCTCAGATGCAGTTACAAAATGAGATTTTAACATCACTTGCCAGCGGCATCAATTATAAGCCGACATCCATTAAGGATGTACTTAATGTTGTGCGCGCAGGCCAGGCAAGTAAAGTGTTCCAGGTTGGCGATCAGATTATCGTTCCTTGGACGGACATCGCAACGAGGCAGAAATACGATGTACCGCTTGATATTGTAGCTTTTGGAACATCAGCATTGCAGGATGGTGAGGAACTTCCGAGCATGACCGTACAGTGGCACTATGCTACACCGTTCGGGGTGCAGTTCAATCAGTACCAGGCGTTTTTCTATGCGACAGAAGGACTTGCTGCAGGAACGTACTATATTGAGATTGGCACTACATGGGGTGACAAAGGATATTGCGTAGCCGGAAAAAAATACCAGTTTACGCTCACAAAGCCTGTGCCAGCAGGCGGACAGCTTGCCGGATTCAGAGGCGCACCGGATCAGGCACCTTCTACTTGGAAAGTATATTCATACAACAGTAAGACGGCGGTGGACGCTATTGAGACGGTTCCGGTAACAGAAGGAAGTTCCGGAACAAGCCTCGGAGTCTTAAAGTTCGGAGGAGATGGAAAACTCAACTGCTTGCAGAGAACAGCATACGGCTACAACAGATGGTCCCAGTCAGCAATGAGGCAGTGGCTTAACTCTGATAAGGGAGTAGGCGAGTGGTGGACTCCACAGAATGATTACGACAGATGCCCGGATCAGCTTGCAACAAAGGCCGGCTTCTTAACAGGTTTTGACGCAGATTTCCTGGAAATCCTCAGACCGACAAAGGTTGTAACAGCGCTCAATACCGTTACGGATTCCACAAGCAGCAACTCAGTTGAACCGCTCGAAACAACGTATGACAAGATTTATCTGCCTGCGTTGGAACAAATGTCGATTGAACCGGAACTTGCAGGAGAGGGTTCTACTTGGGATTATTGGAAGAGAGCTTCTAATATGACAACCAAGATGAAAAAATGGCAGACATACCCTCAGATTCGTACATTTGCGATTGAGAATCACACTTCACCGCAGCACGTCCGCTTGCGCTCGGCTTATCGTGGCCTTTCGTACGATGCGTGGTACGTGTACTCTTGCGGCTACGTCGGCAGCTACTACGCCATCTACGCCTATCGCTGCGCCCCGGCTTGTGATTTCTGCTAATCAGCAATCAATAAATCCCGGCACCCACGGATGCCGGGTATAATTTCAGAGAAAGGAGGAACATAGCGTGTCAGTACCAGTTGGAGAAAGAAGAGAAAGCAGACTGGAAGTATTCGTGCAGGCGTTGGACTTAGTAACTTACACTCTCAGAATCACGAAGAACGAGAAAATTTTTCTTCCGGAGTACCAAAGACAAGTTACAGACGACATTATCGAGACTGCAAAGAGTATCTACATCGATGCTTGGGATGCCAACAATGTAAGGGTAACGACTAAAGATGATTGGAGAGTCCGCAGGGAGCTACAACTTCGTGCGGCCAGGGAATGCAACAGGCTCCTGGCTCTGATCGGAATTGCGAAATCCTCGTTTCATCTCAAAAATAAGCGAATCAAATTTTGGACCGGTAAGGTTTTGAAAGTCCGAGGTATGATCCGTAGTTGGAATGAAAGTGATAGTAAACGCTACTCCAAAATTTCGGAGTAGTTTTTATTATACGGATGTAGGCTAAACGCAGAACGTCCGCTTGCGCTCGGCTAATCGTGGCAATTCGTACAATACGTGGTACGTGAACTCTAGCGGCAACGTCAACAACAACAACGCCATCAACGCCAATCGCTGCGCCCCGGATTGTGTGGTATTAAGGACATAAAGGCTATTCCGTAAGAATGGCGCTCCAACCAATCAAACACAAGGAGCCTGCATCCGGCCGTAAGGCGAACAACACTGTAGCGATGCGGTCAGCCGGAGAACGACTGTTACCCGCTGTCAACGCTATGGACCTATCTATAAGTTTTATGGATATGGAAGAAGTAATCGGCTTTGAAGCCTTATATGATTCGATGCACAAGTGCAAGAAAGGAGTTATTTGGAAAGAGTCTGTTGCACATTATGTATTGAACAGCCTGGAGGAAACATACAAGCTCAACGAGCAGTTGGAAAATGAAACCTACAAGGCAAGGCAGATAGCGAAATTCACGATAACCAGGCCGAAGAAAAGAGAAATCATCAGTGTATGTTTCAGAGACCGTGTTTATCAGAGAAGTTTGAACGACAACGCACTGTACCCAATAATGACAAATTCGTTCATTCGTGATAATTGGGCCTGCCAGCGAGGCAAGGGTACCGATGATGCGAGAGATAGGATGAAACTATTTCTGCAGAGAATGTACCGGAAATATGGTACAGAATTTTATGGTCTGCAGATAGATGTGCATGGGTATTATCCGAATATGCGGCACGACTTAACCAACGCAATGTTGGAGAGAAAGTTGGAACCGGAAATAGCAAAACGAGCCATTGACGTACTCGACGGACAGTACGCCGGGGATGTGGGTTATAACCCTGGAAGTCAAATGGTTCAGATTGTCGGCATATCAGCATTGGACGACCACGACCACAAAATCAAGGAATATTTAGATGTGGACGAGTTCGGAAGATATATGGACGACTCACTTGCGTTTCATCCTTCCAGGGAATACCTGGAATACTGCAGAAAAGTGATCGGCGAGATACTGACCGAGAAGGGGTTAGAGTTCAATCCAAAGAAAACAAAGGTATTTAGCATTGCAGACGGTTTCACATTTTTAGGTTTCAAGTACCGGCTAACAGATACCGGGAAGGTTATTATGATAATCGATCCGAAGAATGTCAAAGAAAGACGTCGGATATTACGAAGGCTGGTGAGAAAAGCCAAACAAGGTGAACTCACGAAGGCTAAGGTAGACGAGTGTTATTACGCTTGGAGAAACCACGCCAGCAAGGGCAACAGTTTTAAGCTCCTGCAGCGCATGGATAAATATTATAAATCATTATGGAGGTAGCCAAATGGAAGTAAAAAAGAATGGCGGCGATGTCGCCAAAATGAGAGCTGACGAGAACATGAAGGCAGAGCTGGCCGATCAGAATGCCAAGATTGATTACCTGGCAATGATGGCAGACATTGAGTTTCCGGAAGCAGGAGACTCGGCAACCAGCACCGAAGAAAGTGAGGAAGAGTAATATGGCAAAGGCTAAAGAAGTAACAGAGGCAGTAGACACCTCTACAGAGGAGACGATCCAGGAAGAAGTGCAGCACAGTGATTGGTTCGACAGAATCAAAGATTACTACGACACGAAGCGTTGGAACCTGGCTATGGTTAAGAATGCCGTCAAGAAAGGCAAGATTACCGAGGAAGAGTACGAGGAAGTCACAGGTCGTAAGTACAAGGCATGATCCGCTACGCAGAATTTTACAACTATGACCGCCTGGAAAGGGCGGCATCAGAGTTAGGCTTACTCACTACCGAAGCAGACGAGGAAAGTCTGCTGAACCTGCATAACAATTTGGTATGGCATCTGCACCGGTTCGACGAGGACCCACGCGCGGATGCCATTCTTTATGCAGTAATAGAGGCCATTTTGGGTGAAAAGGCGGCAGATATTACAGACATTCCGTATGAACTACGGTGTGTTTGGGAAGGAGGTAAGAGAGCCAATGTCTTTGAATGAAATTCTTGCAAGCGGTGGAGTTCTACTGCTGTTCTTGACACTGGTGCAGATTACGCCCATCAAGGTAAATCCGTGGTCTGCAGTTGGAAAGATTATCGTAAACGGCATGAGAGCCATCGGAAAGTCGATGAATAAGGACGTTATTGATAAGCTGGAATCAGTGCAGAAAGAGTTAAAAGACCTGGGAGAAAAGCATAACAAGCTCGAAAGGCGCATGGATAAAGATGATGCGGACGGATGCCGTACAAGAATCCTGCGATTTGCCGACGAGTTGAGAAGGGATGTCAAACATTCCGAAGAGTTTTTCAATCAGATTTTAGATGATATTTCGGACTATGAGCGTTATTGCGCAGAGCATCCGGAATACAAGAACAGCAAAGCAGTAAATGCCATTGCCGAGATAGACAAAGTTTATCAGAAGTGCATGGAAAAAAATTCATTTTTATAACAGGAGGTAAAGGAATATGAAGAAAATTGATTGGGTTAGAAAACTCACAAGCAGAAAGTTATGGACTGCGGTAGCGTCATTCGTATCTATGATGATCCTGGCTACTGGCGGCACAGACAACACGGCAACACAGGTTACAGCGCTCATTATGGCGGGAGCGTCAGTAGTGGCGTACATCATCGGTGAAGGCTTGACTGACTCAGCCAACATCGGCTCCAACAGTGAGGATGAGGAGTAATCTGAGAACATATCGTAAGCACAGGGCGGTCGAAAGACTGCCCTATTTTGTTAGGAGGAAGAACCATGAGTTTAGTAGTTGGAAGCGCAAGAATTGACGAGAGCGGTCACATTTCCGGAGGAAAACCGGGAGATCAGACTGGAAACGAGGTATCAACCCAGGCGTATTACGTCCATTCAAAAGGCTGGTACTGTCTGAGACCGAAGAGCATCACGGTAGCAAACGCCATTGCAGAAGCTATGCTGCAGGGATGCAGAAACAACAATATCGGATATTGCCAGGGGCATAGAAGCAATGTGATCGAACAGCTGAGAAAAGTCGGAAAGCTCTCTAAAATTTCTGTAAAGACAGAGGCAGACTGCAGTTCACTTATAAGAGCGTGCTGTATCCAAGCAGGCTTTGATCCAGGAAACTTCAACACATCATCCGAAGTTTCAACCCTCAGAGCGACAGGGCAGTTCATGGATAAGATTGCAGTAACTTCTAAGACGGAACTGTTCAACGGCGATGTACTTGTAACAAAGACTAAGGGACACACGGTAGTAGTCGTTTCCGGAAATCCGAGACGAAGCACCAGCTACTACCCTAAGTATAGCGGGTCATCGGGTTCTATCATTACAGCACTTGCTGCCGTAGGGGAGAAAGATACTTCCAAAGCACACCGTGCGAAGATTGCGGCGGCGAACGGTATTACGAACTACGCATATACGGCAGCTCAGAATCTCAAAATGGTTAACCTGCTCAAAAACGGTAAGTTAATCAAAGCGTAGGTTCTGAAAGAGATATAGCACAATGGGGGGGTAGCTGAAAAGCTGCCCCTTATTTTGATTTAAGGAGGAGTTTCTATGGAAAAACTATTTGGTATTGATATTTCACATTGGCAGGGAGATTTTAACATCGAGCAGGCCAGGAACGAAAGAGGAGTAAAATTTGTGATCGTCAAAGCTGCAGGGGCAGATGCCGGAAAGTATAAGGACAGCAAATTTGAAAATTACTATGCACAGTGCAAGGCTATCGGAATGCCGGTCGGAGCGTACTATTACGGCAATGCAAAGTCAGTTGCGGAAGCAGAGGCAGAGGCAGAACATTTCCTGTCAGCAATCGCAGGAAAACAGTTCGAGTTCCCGATATACTATGATGTCGAGGGTAATATGCTGAATAACAGCAGAGAAACGCTCACAGATATTGTGATTGCTTTCTGCGACAAATGCGAAAAGGCCGGCTATTTTGTAGGTGTCTACACATCAGATTCGCATTTTTCGTCTCACGTAGACGATTCGAGACTGCAGAGGTTTACTCATTGGGTAGCGAAGTATTCGAGCAATGAGCCTTCAACGGCTCACGATATATGGCAGTATGGAGGTAGTCAGAACTTTATTACGGATAAGACAATCTGCGGAACAACAGTGGACCAGGATTTCTGCTATCGTGATTTTGAGGCAAAAATTAAAAATGCTGGACTTAATGGATTTTCTGCGGACAGCGGAAATGCAGATCCGGAGGAACCGGCACCTGCAGAACCGGAAGGAAGTACGCTTGACCTAGTGTATAGAACCATGAAGGACGAGTTTGGAAGCGGACAGGAGAGAAAGGACGCACTTGGCAGTAGATGGCAGGAAGTCCAGGATGTTATCAATCACATTCACAATGCATCTACGCAGGAGCTTGTGGACGAAGTATGGGCCGATAAGTACGGCGGCGGTGAAGTAAGAAGAACAGTTCTCGGTGACAGATGGCAAGAAGTCCAGGATGTTATAAATGCTGGAAACAAAAAGTATTACACAATCGAGAGCGGTGATACACTTTCCGGAATTGCCAAGAAATTCGGAACGTCAGTTGAGGCACTGGCGAACCTCAATGGCATCGAGAATCCAAACCTCATCATTGCAGGAGATACGATCAGAGTAAAATAACAGGAGGAATGGTGACGTGAAAAATTACATCGGCGTGAAAATTGTAAAAGCTGAACCAAGGGAGAAAAACGGTGTACCGGGATATGCTGTTAAATATCCGGATGGCTATGTAAGTTGGAGTCCGAAGGAAACCTTTGAAAAGGCGTACCGGGAGTTAGACTGTAAGGACTTCATCAATTCAGAAGATTAAGCGTAAGGGCCTATGATCCGTAAGGGTTGTAGGCTCTTTTTTATTGCAGAAAAGCGGAACAAGACTGCAGGTAAAATCAATATACAAAATAACCAAAATAAGACCGGGTATTTTGACGAAAAGTTCCCGAGACATGATAGGCGATTTTAGTACCTATCCTATGCCTAAGAGCAACAATCCGGTATTGAAGCGTGTACGAAGTCTAAGACATATATGCTTTAGGAGATGGATTTATCCACATTATTCACACGCGTTTGTGGATAAAATACGCTTTTGAGAGTACGCAAATGAGCATATATTATTCTATTTCTAATATCTATTATCTAATCTCTAATATCTAGTAAAGAATCCTTGTAGAAACCTTAGAAGAAATCATGTAAGAAATCTTACAATGCACCAGGCAACCATGCGGGTTTGCGGTCCTCGCAAATGAAAATGCGGAGCAATGTACCAGTCGGTGTTGATGATCCGGAAATTACAGAAGTTGTCGCAAGTGCGAAAATTATTTGGCAAAAAACTCGGAAAATAGAAGTATATCTATTGACAAATACGCAACTGCGAGTTATAATATAACCATAATCAAACAAAACAATTTGATTAAATCCGAAGAAAGGAGGAATTACCAGTTGGGTAAGAAAGGTAGGAAGAAAGACTTTTCTACAAAGGAAAAGGAACTACTTGAAATCGAAAACCTTAAATTACAGAAGAGAGAAAAGCAGGCCAGCATAATCTCCACCATAGTAATCATGATTGTGTCAGTGATTACGGCAATTCTGAAATGGTTAGGTTTGATTGATTAAGTAGTTCCCTTAATGGTCGGGAGGCAGCAACACCGCCTCTCAACTGTTAAGTCTATCATAAAGGAGGCTGATTTGGCAATGAAGAAATTAAGACAGTTCCTGCAGTCGGTATTGTTCATCAACTTTATGGTCGGCATATACGACGGTATGAGAGCGAAGAATTTGGTAGCAATTTTGATAAATGGAGTAGTGGTACTGGCATTGATCGCCGGAGAAAAGAAAGAGAGGTAAACGATATGAAGTGGGACGTAAAACATGATAGAGCAAAGAAGGTATTAAATCATTTCCTGGATAATGCAGGATATTGGACCGAGACAGAGAGCTTGACAGAAGGACTTACCGAGGACGAAATCCAGGAAGTAAGCACAGAGGTAGCGACGATGATTCAGAGCATTACAAAGAGATACAAGCTGGATGTTGTGCTTCCTGCAGAGCCGGTAGTCAAGGAAGAACCGGCGGCCGAAGAGAAGGTTGAGGAGCAGGTGGCCGAGGAACCTACAGAAGAGGTCAAGGAAGAAAAGCCGGCCGAAAAGCCGAAGAGACGTGGCAGAAAGCCGAAGAAAGAGGAGGTTGCGTAGGATGGCATACGAGAGAAAGACAATCGACACCTGGGAGTTGCAGCTGAATTACGGGTACGGCTGGGAGTACACATTGACAGAGTTCACAAGAGAAGAGGCAAGGGCGAGACTGAAAGAGTACAGAGAGAATCAGCCTCAGTACCCAGCAAGACTTGTTAAGAAGAGAGTAAGAAAGGAGGAGGTTGCATGAGTTCAACGGCAAAGCTGACGGCAGAGCAGATTGAGAACCTGGCAAAGGAAATCAGAGAGTTTCTGCTGGAGCATGGGTTATGGCAGGATGTAGACATCTATTTCAACGGAAAGCGGTTCACACAGCATGATCCGGTAACCGGAAAGTATTACTACAACGACAGAGAGCATCTGATCGAGGAAGAGAACCAGGACCCAAGAACGTATTTCGAGTACGTGAATCCGGACCACATTCTCAGCATGAGCTTTGAAGGTCCGGTATGCGAGATGTTGTATTACGGCATCCTTCCTTCGGTGAGAAGAGAATTTGACAAGATATTCGAGAGATACGGCTTGTACTATGAGTTCGGGCATCACTGGAATTTCAGTTGCTATTACATTTGAGGAAGGAGCAGACACAATGAATATCGGAGTGGAAGTATTAAAGGAAAGCGTAATCAGAGTGCAGTCACAGTTAAACGACTGGATGGATTGCGTGTTTGTTGTAAGCAAAGATGATGAAGAGAAGGCGAGAGAGGTATTGGAGAAAGCCTGGGACAGTTTTTGGGAAGATGGAGACGGCTGGTGCTACGGTAATTACCTAGAAGATAAGCTGGTAAATGCCGGTATTGCATTCGATGCGTACTACGCAGATGCGGAGGAATGAGGATATGGAAGAATACAAGGACATATCGAGAGGCTTGAAAATGCTTCTAGACAAGGCAGAAGAAATGGGGTGGAACTGGGAAACCTACATTGAGCCGGGCAGTAGAAGAACCTATGTTGAAATCGGGCAGTCGTCACCTGCAGGCGAAGATTTCTCTATGACGATTGATTTCGATGAAGAGAACCAGGCAGATAGTTTCAAGGACAGCTTGGAATCCTATTACGAAGATTTCGACATCGACGAGCATATTGAAATGTGGATAGAGGCCAAGAGAAGCGGAACGAGTGGAGTTCCTTCCACAAGGGAGCTTGTAAAGGATGCAGAAGCCATTGACGGTATGATATTGGAACTGTCGCAGGCCTTGCAGAAAGTAAACATCCCGGTACTGGTTGGCAGTTACACGCCGCCGGATGAAAATGGAGAAGGTGAGAAGATCGTCCGTGAGTTCTACGGACAGGGACATATCTTCAAAGACGAAGATGCGTTTTATCACAGACCGGATGATCCGTGTTACATCCCGGAATTATCCGATACAGTGTACACGAGAAACAGCATCCTGCAGGAGTGCAACCAGCAGGACGATTTGGCAGAGGAAGTTTTCGAGGCGTTGGACTGGCAGCACGTAAGTAGCCTGCTGGAAGATTGGCAGAGAAATGGGGAGCTGGACACCTGCAAGGAATGCGGGAAGATGTTTAACTGCTACGGAGTAACAAAGTGTCCGTACTGCGGGGCAGATTATGAAGGAGGCGATGAATAATGGGTTACACCTGGTTGGGAATGCGAAAGCTGACCTGGGAAGAAGTTCTGCAGAGACACGAGAAGGGCGAACTGGCCGGATGTTTCAGACTGTACGACGACAACAGCGAGGCTATGATCGACAGAGGCTATGACTTTGCAGGCGACATCCTGGCACACCACAAGAAAGGCGGTGAGTTCGGGGAAGAGATTGACACAATAGACCTGGAACTGGCAGACGGAAAGAAAATAACAGCACCGGCGGTCGTGGACGTATCGGCACTCGGATGTATGGACGAGCTGGAATATGAGTTGTGGCACGTGATCGAGGACTACATGGTTCAGTTCGGTATCAGAACGCAGGATGATGAACCGGACTGGGCGACAGTCAAGGCGGTGCAGGATTGTATCTTAAATCAGTTTATAGGCGCAGGAGTCAATTTTAAGTTATTTGATGATGAAACACAGGCTGAGATAAATAAAAGGTTCAGAGAGAAGGAGAATGAGGCAAATGGCAAATAAGAAAAACGAGAAGCTGGAAGTTGTGAAGGTAGCATTGGAAATTGTACTTACCCAGGAAGATATTGACGACATTATGTGCGGAGCATTGGAAGGAGGCATAAATTACTGGTGCGACGAGGCGAAGGTGATGGGCGGCTACCTCGGAGAGTACGGAAGTGAACAGATTGCAAGAGGCGGTAAGCTGAGACTGCATCTGCCGGAGCCGTTCGACAAAGACGATACGGAGTATTATGAGCTGGACTTAGAGAAGTTTAAGAAGGGAGTTGAACTGTGGGCGATAACACCGGTCGGCTGCAACTGCCTGGAACAGATCGACGGAAAGATCCGATTCGATACCTGCAATGCGGACGCAATCGTGTGTGATGCGATTATCCAGTATGCGCTATTCGGTGATGTGATTTTCGGTTAGGAGGCGAGATTATGGCAGCACTTGCGGTATTAGCATTCCTGGTATTTGTAGGACTGGGAAACAGAAAGTAGGTTAGAGCAATGAGCAAAGGGATTGTAACAGATTATCCGGAGATTTGCTTTATCTGCGGCAGACCATCAGAGGCCGAGCATCATTTGGTGTTCGGCACTGCTGGCAGAGAACTGAGCGAAAAGGATGGATTGAAAGTGCCGGTGTGCAATGATTGTCACAACATGGGAGACATCCTCTGCAGAATACACGGAAACCCGATGGCAGAGAGGATGTCAAAGATAATCGGACAGCTGGCCTGGGAAAAAGAATACGCCCTGCAGAAGGCAGATGAATTTGCAAGGATTATTGATGAAGGCAGGGAGGAAGGCGAAGTAAAACAGATTATCCATAAGGGAGGCAGAGAAGCCTTCCGGAAAAGATATGGATGTTCGTATTTGTAGGAAGGAGGCAGACAGATGTTAGGCGGAGGACCATACGAAGCGACCACCTGCCCGGAATGCGGCAGTACGATATGGAACGGCAGATGCGAAAATCCGGATTGCAAGTATCACTGGCATCCGGAAGGAGAGGAGGACGAGGAAGAATGACATTAAGAGAAAACGCAGCGATACTGGAAACATACCTGCATAATATCCGGAACATCGAAGAGATGCCACCTGGCCCGGCAGAGTTGGATGCGCTGGATGCAGTGGTGGAGGCTATGAAAGCTGCAGTTGAAAATGTGGAGTACGGAGCATTTGCCTGGGACAAGCAGAGAGGCGTGTTTGTTCCAATAGGCAGACCGGTACTAGCGAAACAGCTGTGTTTGAACAGGTACCAGGAGAGAGTAAGAAACGGAGAGATACCGAGCTGGATTGAGCCGGAGAAGTTTAAGATTTTGGAGAGAACGGTCGTTGAGATAGCAAGCGACTGGAATTAAGTTTAGGAGGATGAGATTATGCCAAATCATGTAAAGAACGTAGTGAAAATGGAAGGAATTACAAACCTGCCATTATTTGTAGAGGAAGATGGAAAGAAATGCTTTGATTTTAATAAAATTATTCTTATGCCGGAGAGCTTGAATATCGAAAGCGGCTCTATGACAGATGAATGCGCAATGTACTATTTGACAGAAAAATGTACAATTCCAGTAGGATGTCTCGATGCAGAAAAGATGAAAACGGCAAAAGGAATAATTGGCAACCTGTTTTCAAAGCAGGAAGATTGGCTCAGAGAAATCTTTAACAGGGCTATGACGAGAGCCTACAAGGAGACTGAGGCAAAAAAGACAGAGATGTATGAAAAAGGCAAGACATACATTGAAAATTATGAAAAATACGGTTGTACCACATGGTACGACTGGTGTACAAAATACTGGGGTACGAAGTGGAACGCATATAGCAACGAACAGAGGGATGAAGATACGATAGAATTTGAGACAGCCTGGAGTAACCCGGAGCCGGTAATGTTAAAACTGTCAGAAATGTACCCGGAAGCCACAATAGAACATTGGTGGGCGGATGAAGATATGGGAAGCAACGATGGCTACAGAGTTTACAGAGGCGGGGAAATCGTTGAGGGAGACTATTGCGATACGTGCAGCAACGAAGCCTATGAAACATACATGGAGTGCTGGGGCGAGAGCGAATGCTTATACAAGGATGATGAAGGACTGTGGCAGAGAAGAAGTTGCGAAGAATGCCACGGATGCGATTAGGAGGTAAGAAATGAAGAATACATTAGGAGACTTGAATAACCACCTGTTCGCTCAGCTGGAAAAGCTGGGAGACGATGATCTGACAGGAGAAGAGCTGGAAAGTGAGTTAAAGAGAACTGATGCTATATGCGACATTAGTGAGCAGATCATCAAAAATGGAGAACTGCAGTACAAGGCGATGAAGCACATGGACGAGTATGGGTACGAAAGACAGAAAGCAGTTCCGGAAATGCTCGAAGTTCATGCGGGGGGGGGGCGAACCATAAATGAGAGGCTGGCCCGAAGAAGTGATTGCCTGGCTGCGTGAGAATGTTCCAGGCAGAACCACGAAACAGGTTACAGAGCTGATAAATCAACAGGGGTTCGATAAGAAGTACGGAATGGTATTTTCCGATGCGGCGATAAAAGGCGCGAAGAACCGGTATGGCATAAAGAGCGGCACTACCGGCGGGGTTCCAAAAGGGTACTCACTAAAATATCCGGAAGGAATGGAAAGTTACATTCGGAGCATTGCGACAGGGAGAAAGACGAAGGAGATTGCAGAACTGGTGTCAGCACATTTTGGAATAGAGTTCAGCGAGAAGCAGTGCAAGGCATACAAGAAGAACCACGACATCATCAGTGGCGTTGACTGCAGGTTTGAAAAAGGACACGTTCCAGCCAACAAGGGAAAACCAATGAGCCAAGAGCAATATGAGAAGTGCAAGGCGACGATGTTTAAGAAAGGCGATGTCCCGGCAAACCACATGGAAGTAGGCGAGTATACACATACGACAGACGGCTATCTTATCCGGAAGGTTAAAGAAACCGGTCCACAATGGGAGAGGTTTGAGTTTGTTCATAGGACAGTATGGGAAGAACACAACGGACCAGTTCCCGAAGGCAAGATGGTATCGTTCCTGGACGGCAACAAGGACACCTGTAACATAGAGAACCTGGTACTGATAGACAATGAAGAAAACCTGGAAATGAACAGAAGTCGGTTAAGGTTCGCTGATCCGGAAAGAACAAAGACCGGCGTGCTGGTTGCAAAGGCAAGAGTAACAGTCAGACAGAAGAAAAGGAGAAAATAGATGGAGATTAAAGCGGCGAATGCAGAGGAGACGATCCGCTGCATCCTGGACGAAGAGAAAATGACCCAGCAGGATTTAGCGGACAGAATGGGGATTACGAGACAGAACATCAGCCAGTCTCTCAACCGAAACGCTAAGAGCATGAGATACGATAGCTTCTCAAAGATGGTAACAGCTCTAGGTTACGAGATTGTTGTAAAAAAACTTTAATAAAATACGCAAATTAGAAGTAAACCTATTGACAAATACGCAGTTGCGAAGTATAATATATACATAATCAAACAACAAATAAAACACACGGAGGTAGTGGTTATGTATAACAGAGAAGATTATAGAGAAGCACTGGAAGAAAGAGAGAAATGCGACCTGTATTCAGATGAATGGAGATTTTGCCAGGCAAAAGTTCAGAGCATTGCAACAGCTATGGTAGCTGCAGGAAATAACTGGATGGTGGGTGAAATCATCGACGAGCTTTACAGTCTGAGTGACTGCGGTTGCGAACTCACCGACGAGGCAGTTCGATTTGACCTTTGGATTCTTGAAAGCAACGGCCTCGAAGAGAAGGCTGAGGAAATGAAAAAAATGTTCTAGGTAAATTTTTTTACCTGCATAGCTCGCAAATGAGTGTTTCACGTGAAACACAGTTCGCAAATTTGAAAGGAGCGTATTTGTATGAAGGAAGTATTGAAGAAGTTAAGAACTTTAGAGGCTGAAATGGAAGAAGCCGAGAACCAGTCAGAGTATTGGATGGAAGAAGAACACCTGGATATGGAAAAGTCAAACAGCTACGAGGCTGAGGCAGACAGATTGTACCAGGAAGTGTATAAGATGCACAACCAGGTGGCAGATTTCATCGTAAGCCTCACTTCCGGTCAGATTGACAAAGTGACAGCAATGTTGATGATGCGTCAGAGAAGATCAGACGTAGAGAGAATTTTAGAGATGGCGTAGGAGGACAACAGATATGATGAAATCAGAGTTTATCGAGAGAACAGGGTTTGAGCCGACTGAGGCAGAATACAGAGAAATTGAAGCAGAGTACATGGGATGCGACATCGACAAAGACGAGTTCTGCAAGACATGGAAAAAGCAAGGTGGCATTCAGAGACTGATGAGACTCCGTGCGAGAAGAATCGAGGAACTCGAGGCAGAGCTTGCAAAAGAGAAGAATGACTACGACAGAATGGATGCTCAGTATTGCACCAAGATTAATGAACTTAAAAAGCAGATTTCAGATGATGGACTGGCTCTTAATAGCATGAATGCTCAGATGGGATTGATGAGAAATAAGGCTGCGGGAGAAATTGAGGAATTACTCAAGAGAGCGACCGAGGCAGAAAGAAAACTGGCAATCCTCAAAGAGGCATTCGATATCATCACAGGAAAGGAGACGAAGTAATATGGCATTATTAGAGGTTAGGACAGAGTGGGCGGTGTATAAAGATTGCTTCCTGCAGGTGGCAAGATACCAGGCAGATAACAGCAGAGCAATCGAGATATGGAACAACGAGGACGGACCTATCGCAAGAATCACGGTATGCATTGCAGGAAGCGGACTTGCAGAGGACGAGACAGTGATCGACACGAATAATTGCCCTTGGGCGATGGAGTTTATCAAGCAGCACGGTTTCGGGCAGGCCACCGGCAGAATGGTAAAAAGCGGTTACTGCACATATCCGGTAGTAAAGCTGGATATTGAGAAAATCGGTGAGTATTTGGAGGTGGCGTAATGGAAAGAGTGTATTTCAGTATCAATGAGGCCGGAGCAAAGACGGCAAACGATATGATGTCATTCAGCGAGTATAAGACTGGGAGCAAGACTGCTGGTTACAAGGCACAGGTCGATAAAGCATACGAGCTGGCAGAGAAGGTAATCGAGGCAAGACCAACCGAAGAGGAAAGAGTGTCGAAGCTCTGCGAGAGATATTCGAGACGACTGGCTCAGAACATCAACAAGGATATTCAGATCGGCATGATGTGCCCGTCGGTAATGATTTCCGGAGCAGGAAACTTCCCGGTCAAAAAGAAGGAAAAGCAGGTAGCTGCATGGGATAAGAACCATGAGGACTATAAAGAGGTTGAGGCAATCCTTGGAAAGATTGAGGCAATTTTTTATGGCAAGGACGTTATCAAGTCTGACGATGAGAACGCAATCGAGAAGCTGCAGGATAAGGTTGACGGATTGAGAGAGGACCAGGAGAGAATGAAGCAGGCCAACAAAGCAATCCGTATGAAGGACAAAGAAAAAGGCGATGCAACGCTGCATGACATGGGATATACAGACGAACAGATCGCCCAGCTGAGAGAACCGGACTTCTGCGGAAGAATCGGTTTTCCGGACTATATGCTGGCGAACAACAACGCCAATATCCGAAGATTGGAAGGAAGAATCAAGAGCCTGCAGAAAACGAAGTCCCAGGGAACACAGGAGAGCGAGAATAAGTTTTTCAAGGTCAAGGAGAATGTGGAGGCTATGAGAATCCAGCTGTTCTTTGAAGGAAAGCCGGAACCGGAGGTAAGAGATATTCTGAAAAACAATGGGTTCAGATGGGCACCGTCGGTAGGTGCATGGCAGAGACAGCTCAACAATAATGGAAAATATGCGGTAGAGAGAGTTATCAGAGAGCTGGAAGAAATGGAGGCGGCAGAGTGAACATGAAGTTAGAACCGAGAAAGGCTACAGATCGAGGTGGCTGGTTGTGCATGCCACTGGTAATAAACGGACCGGAGGGAAAACCTGGTTGGAAAAAGGTACGTTGCCCGGAATGCGGGACACTCTGCTGGCAGAGACCGGAGGACGCAGGAGTTGTTAAGGCATCACACCTTGACGGTGCGGTATGTACTAAGTGCGCATTAAGAAAGGCGGGTGATGTAGTGTGACATTACGAGAGGCAAGCAAAGGAGTAGTTAAATCCGGAGGAGGAACCTATAACATTGGCTTCAACGGTGGAGACGAGACGCAGTTTGACGCTCAGAACCTCAAAGAATTGCAGGAGTGCTGGTCGGAGTTCTGTAAGGATGAAAAAATCAGTCCTGGATGCGTTGATTACGTGGAAAGGGTGAGTTAGTGGAAATTCTGACAAGAGCCATAGCAAATGAATACAGAGACAGAGCGTTGCTCCTGCCGTCTAACGGACTGCAGGACATTGGAGAAAGAAGAAAGTTGAGGGAAGAACTGCAGGCCAGGTGCAATCTAACAGAGCTGCAGGCGGTGAATATCATAAATGGCTTTCATATCCCGGACTATGTGAGAATCGCAGAAGTGAGAGCAGCAAAGGAGGCAGAAGAACATGAGAATTGAGAAAGAAGGATTTGTGTTACACCTGGAAGGAACATGGTGCGAAATCTCAAATAAGTACGCTGTTTTGGAAAGCGGAGATGTAGCAGTAAATGAAGAGGACATTCCTGCAGGGTTTGCAGAAAAGAAACTGGATCGCTATATCGAAACGCACAAGATCAGAGGATATGGAAAGGTTGACGGATGCGTAAAGAGAGTTGCGTGCGACGAAAGAACGAAGGAGTACATTCAGTTGCAGGCAGTAAAGCTGGACGATGATACATACATGGTGCAGGAGTTTGATAATGAGCTGGTATTTATGGGCGAGTTATGGAGCGGATGCAAATATCCGGATGAAGTGCTTGACTGGATGAAGAGCAACTATGAGATTGAGAGCTGTCTGACCGCAGAGGTGTATCGTAGCAGTTTAGGAGATTGCACGAATAACGGCATATCTTCTTACGCAAGAGAATTGTATATCCTGGACGCACAGAAAGGTCCTTTTGAGCCGGACGACATCAGACAGTGCGTGTATATCGAAAAGCGCGAGATTATGGGACAGGAGTATGTTGACTGCAAGCCTGCATACTGCAGGAAGCGCTGGTATATGGCGGGCGGCAATATTCTTTACACATCGGACAGCAGATTCAAACAGATTACCGGGATCAGCTACCCGATAGCGATTCACGACAGATACGAAGGGAGGTAGGAGATATGGTAATTGTCGGGTATTATGCACATGGCAATAAGCATTATGTGGCTTTCAAGGATGAAGCAGATACGAAAGGCAGATTTATGATTACGGACGGATTCCACGACAGACCGGTTACGGAAAGAAACCAGGGAAAGTATGAAGGGTACGTGAAAATCGACAAGGCAGAGTGCAATATCAAGAAGATTATCGGCCGTATTCGTGGTACAAGACCGTGGCATCCGCTTCTGAGATTACTGCAGAAGGAAGCGGGGTAATTTTTTACCCTGGAAACTCGCAAATGTGAGTGTTAGGAAAAAAGAATTTCGCAATAGTAGAACGCATGAGAATTAAATGGAGGTAGAGAAGATGAATGAAATCAGATTAAAGGCTTACGGATTTAGCATGGAGGCAGTAGGCAGTAAAAAGTTTATCGCACAGGAACGAGAGGCATTCTTGGATTTTACAGAAGAAAAGGTATCAAAAGCAGCAATGAAGTTATCCGGGAATGACGCTCGGGCAGAGGTTCATTCACAGGAAGTAAGAAACAGGGAAAACGCCGAACATGGCGAAGATTTGGTAACAATGACACATAAGACAACGCAGCCTATTTCGTTAGAATGGATACAGGAGGTTGTAAGACTTGGGCGTGCCAGGGATTATTTTTCAGAGGGCGACACGATCGATATTGAATTTGACGGAGAAGTTATCCAGCATGACATCATCGGAATTGATGCAGAGAAACTTGTAGACAAGAGCCTTGAACACAGTATCACAATTCAGATGCACGACCTTGTGATGGAGGAAAGACCGTTCGATACAACAGGCGATTATGGCAGTAATGTGTGGGAGACATCAGAATTGAGAAAGTACCTGCAGAGTGAAGAATTTCGTGAGAGATACAAAAAGCTCATTCCTTACCTAACAAAGGTAGTGAAAGAGAATAACAGCGGAGATGATACAGAAGATCTGTTTTTCTTACTGTCGGCGGACGAAGTAGACCCAAAGAAAACGCCGTATAAGTATTACGAAGATGTTACTAACCGGCAGAAGAAAAATGCAGACGGAGAAACAGATTATCACCGCTTGCGCTCGGCTTATCGTGGCCTTTCGTCCAATACGTGGTACGTGAACTCTAGCGGCTACGTCAACTACGGCGACGCCATCCACGCCAGTCGCTGCGCCCCGGCTTGTACCATTGCATAATCATATAATTCCGGCACCCGCGGATGCCGGGAAGAAAAAGGAGAGAAAAGAACATGGCAGAAATACAGAATATCAGCATTGAACTTGTAAAGGTCCACCCAAACAATGTGAGAAAAACGTATAACGATATTGAGGAACTTGCGGAGAGCATCAAAGCGAAGGGAATACTTCAAAATTTAACTGTTGTGCCCGACCCACAGGAACCTGGAAAGTATTTGACCGTAATCGGAAACAGAAGATTGACAGCAGCACGCATGGCGGGACTTGAAACTGTTCCCTGCATTGTTTCGGATATGGACGAAAAAGAGCAGACATCTGTAATGCTTTTGGAGAATATACAGAGAAGCGATCTGACCGTATATGAACAGGCACAGGGATTTCAGATGATGCTTGACCTGGGAGAAACAGAGGACACAATCGCTGAAAAGACCGGCTTTAGCAAGAAAACAGTCAGACATCGTTTGAATATCGCAAAGCTGGATTCCAAGACGCTGATGGAGAAAGAGAGACAGGATGGATACCAGCTGTCGCTTACGGATTTGTACGAACTGGAAAAGATCAAGGACGTAAAGATAAGGGACAAGATTTTGAAGGATTCCACAGATTCGAGAGATTTGGCAAGAAGAGCAATCAATGCTCAGAAGGAGCAGAAACGCCAGGAAAACATGAAGTTGTACGTGGCAATGATGAAGAAACTGGGATTAAAGAAAGCTCCGAAGGAAGCGGACAGTGAGTTTTACACAGATAAGTGGGAACGCATGAAGGACTACAGCCTCGACAAGGAGCCGCCTAAGACGATGAAGTTCGAGGATAATGGTGAGCCGATGTTTTACCTGGAAAGATATGGGACATTGTACGTGATCCGCAAGAAAAAGAAGGAAAAGAAGGCACTTACACCGGCACAGGAAGCGGAAAGACAGAATAAGCGCAACAAGAAGCAGATTAAGGCAATTCTTAAAGAAGCAGCCAACACGAGAAAGGCGTTCATCGAAGGTATTTTATCCGGCAGAATTAAGAAGGTTACGAACGAAGAAAAGGTTGTTGCAGAACTTTTCGAGCAGATGATGAGTTGGGAGACATTCACAGGTCATAACACATTGAAGGAGTTTTTCTTGGGAGACAAGTGCTACAACGCTCAGAAAGAAGATGTAGAAGCCGCAGAGAAGAAAATGGAAGGACTCAGCGTACTTCACAAACTGCTTTGTATGATATCGGCAATGGTTGCGGATGCAGACCTGGTAGATTGGAATTACACATACAGCACCGGGAAAGGTGAGAAGACAAAAGCATTTTATAAGGTCCTGGAATTATACGGTTTCCAGTACCCAAACGATGAAGAGAAGGGCGTGGTTGAAGGAACCAGTGATTTATATGTAAAGAAAGAAGGTGCAAAGTAGTATGAAGAGAGGACAGATTTACTATGTCAGAAGCAATTACAGAGAAGAAGGAAGTGAGCAGCGGGGGGGGCGCCCAGCAGTTATAGTATCAAACGATAAGAATAATGCAAAAAGCAACACGGTCGAAGTGGTATATATGACGACTAAACCAAAGACTGACCTTCCGACCCATGTATATATTGAGTCAGCACTTAGACCGTCAACGCTCCTGTGTGAGCAGATTTCCACAGTTTCGGAGGAAAGAATAGGAGAATGGATTGGAGAACTGACAGACGATGAAGTGAAGGAGTTGGATGTCGCATTGGCAATTTCACTTGGAATGAAGTGCAGGCCGGGGCAGGCGGACGCAGATACATTGGAGCGTTTGAACAATATGCAGATGGAACTGGAAAGAACCAAGGCAGAACTGAAAGAAGCGAAGAGCGGACCGGACTATAAGATGATGTACGATCAGCTGATAGAGAAGATGTTGAGCAGGAGGTAGAGAATGCAGAACAGACCCGAAGTAACGGCAATGCTGTCGCTGTCAATCCAGCGACACATCTGCCCAAACAGTGATCCGAGAATTTACTGGGCCAGGGAAGTGACATTTGATTATGCCACCACAAATGCGGTGCGTGTGGATTTTATGAAGTTTAAGCCGGTAAACAATACGGTGTCCGGTATCGAGAAGGGAGATTTCTACTGCTACGAGGTTAAGTCCTCGGTAGAGGATTTTCACTCGAAGAACGGTCACAACTTCCTGGGAGACTACAATTACTATGTGATGCCGAAGGAAGTGTACGAGCAGATCAAGAAAGAAATTCCATACCAGGTAGGCGTGTATGTTCCGGATGGAATGAACTACCGGGGCGAGTGGTACGACCTCAAAGCAATCAAGAAGGCAAAGAGGAAGGACAGAAGTAGGCCGGTATCAGAAATGCTGCTGATGATGTTCCGGTCTGCAGCAAGAGACAGAAAGAAGGAATAAACATGGGAGACATTAGAAATAAAAACGAGCTGAGAAGAAGAATCGATTTGTTTCTGCACGACTTCACATCGGAAGAATATAAAATCAACGAGGAATTTTGCAAAGAGACAATGAGAATGATGGCAGAGTTCATCGGTCATGTAGATAATCGACTGGATTCGGCCAATGCGAAGATAGCCGCAGGCAAGAAGAGGGAAAATGAACTGGCAGAATACATTATCAAGGAAAGCCACTTTTGCCCTATTCCGGTGGAAATGCAATGCAAGTACGGGTTCAGAGAAGATGGGTGCAAAAAGTGCCTGCTGAAACATACTGACTTGCTGAGTAAACCGAGGGAGGACTAAACGATGGTGCTAAACAGCAAGTGCAACACCTGTAAAGAGCCGACGAAATTCGTTGTCGGATTCTACGATGGGCCGAGAAGCAAAGGATGCGTGTATGACTGTAAGAATAAAGAGTGCGGAGTGTATCAGATCCGGCGGTTTTCAGAATCTAAGGAAGTCCAGGACAGAATCAAGATACAGAATTTGAACAGTCGGAATGGAATGTACGCAGGATATATAGCTGCACTTAGAAGAGATGCCAAAATATCAATGATGAAGATGTCGAGGATAGCAGGGTGTAGTCCTGCAGACTACAGTTCATACGAACACGAGAGAAAAGAGTTCAATCCGGATGTTTACCGGAGGTGCATGGACTATCTAAAGAGGAAGGAGAGCAAATGAGATACAACCCAGTATATAAGTGCAGAATGTGCGGAGAAAAGTACACTGATAAGAGTACAAGCGGCGATGGAAAATGTATCATACCGGTTCTCGCAGGAATTGAGATAACAGGAAGCAGCGATGTAAAGTACGGACATATAGTTTCAATATACTCGCATCACAAGCACAAAGACGGTTCGTATGGGATCGCGGATCTGCAGGGGTTTAAGGAGGAAGATAAATGCTGATATTGCCGATCAAGAAGAAGTGGTTTGATATGATCGTTTCCGGAGAAAAGAAAGAGGAGTACAGAGAAATCAAACCGTACTATGACAGCAGATTTATGAACGCTTTCGGTTTTATCCTGGTTGGAGGTCAGATGGTATATGGAGATGCAGCACCGGGAGAAATCCGGAAGCCATGGCCGGTACCGATAGTATTTAGAAATGGTTATTCCAAAGAATCTCCGGAAATCATCTGCAAATGCACATTACATTTTGGAAAAGGTAAGCCGGAATGGGGAGCTGAACCAGGAAAGTTATACTACGTGTTAAAAATACAGGAAGTAGAGAGGAGGTGCGCAGTGTGAGTTCATTAAACACAGGGAAGAGGACGTGCAGACAATACGGCTGTATATGTGCAACGTGTCTGATGAGGAATACCGGAAGATATTATTGCACGACAAACTGTAATGATTGCAATCCGGATTTGCCTGCTAACAGGAGAGAGGATAAATGCGAGGAATACACAAGGAAACCCGATAATTACCCATGCCGGTGTTTACACAAAGATCACTATTGCATAGAGTGCATATTTTCTAAAATAAAAGGTAGATATGACATAACGAAAGCACAGGGCATGTGCAAACTGGGTGACTGGTTTCACAAAAATTGGATAACAACAGACGAAGCAAACGAGATGATAATGAGTTTACCCAAAGAAGAAAGAGAAAAATACATATTTGCAGAATGATATAGGAGGTAGCTATGAATAAAGTAATTTTGATGGGTCGCCTCACACGTGATCCGGAAGTTAGATACACTCAGGGAGAGCAGGCTATGGCAGTAGCGAGATACACCCTGGCAGTTGACAGAAGAGGAAAAAACCAGGAAAACTCAGCAGACTTCATCCAGTGCGTTGCATTCGGCAAGGCGGGAGAGTTCGCTGAGAGATACCTGCATAAAGGGACAAAGATTGTGCTGACCGGCAGAATACAGACTGGAAGCTACACGAATAAAGAAGGCCAGCGTGTATATACGACAGACGTTGTAGCAGAGGACCAGGAATTTGCCGAGAGCAAAAACACCGAGGGCGGTGGTACATATAGCAATCAGCCAGCACCGGCACCACAGCAGAATGACGGTGGATTTATGAGCGTGGACGAGGACAGCGAATTGCCGTTCACATAATAGGAGGTATAGATGCAATGCAGGACAATATGAGCCAGGAAGATGTTGAGAAGGTAGAGGCATTCATACAAAACGAAGAACTATGTGATTTTTGCACGCTTAGCGAAGAATGTCCGAAAGGAATGAGGTGCTATGGCGAAGAACCGATAGAACCAGCCTGCACGGATTTAAGCGATCATTTTGTAGAGATGTGCATAGATAAAGAAGCAATATTAGAGTACCTGGAAGGATTGGAGGAATGATTGTGAAACAGTACACATTGAATCGTAAGACGTACAAGGACGTAAAGAAAATGGATCATCAGCAGATGGACCAGTTCTGTCAGAATTTATACAAGGCAGGCCATGCAGACGGAATGAAGGATGCGGAAGGATTGGCAGAGAGTGAGGTTCGAGATGTGATCTTGGGCGTAAAAGGAATTGGGCCAAAGAAAGCAGAGGACATCGTGAAAGCTCTGACGGAAGCGCAGAAAGAAAGGAGTTAATTGACAA